TCTTTGGCCTTGAATGGGCTCACTGTTTTGATCTCGATGTTTTCTCCGGTAGCCGCTTCTGCATCGATCTCTGCTGCGATAAATCCGTAATCACGATGGATATACCGGTTACCGCGGTGAATAATTTCTAGGCCCGTCTCTTCAGAAAGCAGGTCAATTACATATGGCTCCATACGCTGGCCACGCGTGAAAACTTTCTGCTTTGAAGGATCTACTGGTTTGATACGTGGCTGAACCTTATCCAGATACACCTCAAGCGGAGTGCGCCATGGGCTAATGCCGAGAATACCGGCGACATCACTGCCGCCGAGATATTTGGTTCTGTCCATGCTTCCAGCGTTCTGCATCATGCCGCGTTCCTCGCCGTATCCAGTTGGTCAGCCAGATCCCACTTGGCAATGATGCCGGTGAGTTCCCGCTGATACGCAGCCAGGCATTCTTCAAACTCAGAGCTCATCATCAGCTCTTCCAGGATCTCGCTGCGCACGCCTTTGCGCTCCAGTTCGTAGAATGGCTTTTGCAGCTGATGGAACTTGATCGCGTCGATAAGCTCGACGTGGCGCTCGTACAGCATCTGGTTAAGCTGGTAGTCGCCGTCGATGTTGTTCATGATTTTTTTCAGGTTGTTAATCTGCTGAATGTTCACTTGCTCACCCCCATACCCATTTCCGTTTTTGCTGCCAGTTTGCTGACGAATGCCCAGCTGATAGCTTCCGGCAGCGTGCGAAACTTCCAGCTCATCAGCCCGCATGCCGTAACGCAGTACCAGCCGTTAATGATTTGCCATTGCATACACACCTCACTATTACCATTTGGTAAATATCAGGGGTATGAGAAAGCCACCCGGTGGTGGGTTTCTGGTAATTCAACGCCCTGCTGTTACCGTTAAGGTAATAATCTGATCAATTTACGAATTAGTCAATAGATGTGACGAGGAAAAGTTTACCATTTTGGTAAATGTATGAGACGCGGGAAGTTATCCCCCCGGCAGGAGTGACAGGTAGATTAGAGGCTATTGGTTCTGGCTGACGATGAACTTGATGAAGGCGGTGATCTTGTTTTTCTCTTCCTGCGGCAGCCCGGCGTATTCATGGTGGTCATAGTCAATCAGACCAGCATTACCAGGCGGCAGGATCAGCTCATATGCATCGCGGCCGAACGCCCTGGCGATAGCCGACAGTACGCCAATGCTGGTGGAGCCTTCGCAGTTCAGGATGCGATTTACGGTCGCCTGGCCGATACCGGCCGCTTCCGAAACCTTTTTCTCTGAGTTCAGATCCGGATGCTGTCCCATCCATACACCCAGGGTAAACGCTGCCTGCTTTTCCACACTCCATTCCTGCGGGTCGATAATCTCCGGCAGCGTCGGGGTATCTGACAGATGGTCGATATCCAGCCAGAAACGACCTTTTCCGGCGAACGACTCGATCTCGCGTGCCGCGTTAGCGCCGATATTTTTTGTCCCCTTGCTCCACCTGTTAACGAGGTTAGCTGATTTTTTGATTCTCTCGGCAAACCGGAGTTGCGTGTTATCGAAATCCTTCCGGATTATCTCATTGAGGTTGTCGCGTCTTATGTCGTAGATGCTTTTCATTTCTATTTTTTTAGCCTGGAATTGTTACCTAACTGATTAAATTTAATAGAATATTACCATAAAGGTAAACTTACCAAAAAGGTAACAGTCATTGATTTTTACACCAGATTGGTAATAATCAGGCTGTCTAAAGTTAGTCCGGGACTAAAAAATATGAGCGATGTGCAAAAATTTGACTTCAAACGCTGCTGGCTCGACCTCTCTCCGGCAGAGCGTGAAGAGTTCGCAAGTGACGCCGGCACGACCAGCCACTACATTCAGGTTCACCTGACTGGCCGTAGAAGAATTCCACGTAAGCCTCTGTTAGAAAGACTGTTTAAAGCCTGCAAATCCCGTAAGTGGATCTCCGCAAAATCCGACCTGGTCCTCTGGTTCCACGAACGTTAATCCTCAAAACTCACCCTCGCCGCCACCCCCAGGCGGCTCCTGCCTCTCCCTGTACACCAATTCGGTAATAATTATCCAAATACGGTTGATCTTTTTTTTGGCTTGCTGCAAAATTACCGTAACCACAACCAGAGTGAGACAGGAACTATGGAGATCATTACTCGCGTCGAAGCGGCAAAGGCAGGACTAAAGCGCTACTACACCGGTAAGCAATGTAAGCACGGCCATGACAGTGAGCGATGGGTATACAACGGGCATTGTGTCGAATGCACCCTCGAGACTAACCGCCGCCGCCATGCTGAGATAAAACGGCTAATGCATGAGGCCTCAAAAGGTAATGCCGTGGAGGTGATCTGATGGCCCGCATTCGCACCATTAAGCCCGAGTTCTGGGCCGATGAAGACATGGCAGAGGTATCAGAACCAGCCTGCTTGTTGGCTATTGGTCTGCTTAATTACGCAGATGATGAAGGCTATTTCAATGCAAACCCGAAGCTTATCAAAGCTGCAGTTTTCCCTATCCGAGAACCATCCGTTCCTATTCCGGTACTAATACGGGAGCTTTCCAACTGTGGTTATTTATCCATGTTTTCCACCCCTGATGGCAAGCATTTTGGGGTCATAACTAATTTCCTTAAACATCAGGTAGTGAATAAGCCAAAAGAAAGCAAAATCAAAGGTTTACCCCTAGTACCGTATGAGTACGGTACTGATACGGTACAAGTACCATTAGGAATGGATCAGGGATCAGGGATCAGGGAAATAAAAACCCCTCTCTCTGCGCGCGAAGTAATTCAAGTCCCTCCGGTTGTCGTTGATGGTATCGGAGAGCCAATTGGCAAATTCACCATGCATGAAAACTGGAAGCCGTCAGAGGACTTTGTCATGCGCGCCAGAACATGGGGCCATGCGCTACCAGCTGACGGTTACAAGAAATCAGATCTGATCGAATTCATCACCTACTGGATGGCAGAAGGCAATGTGATGCAACACGTGCAGTGGGAGCAGAAGTTTGCCCGGCTGCTGATGAACAGGAAAAAAAGAGCGGCAGGAAAGCGCGGTGAAAGCTCTGACGATGAAGTACCACACTGGAACAGCCCTGAAGGCTGGAAGGATTTCTTATGAGTAACGTATTCGCAGCAATTCAGAATCGTGATGCCGGCGCCCTGGCTCGCATGATGGGTCCGGACAATCACCAGGCTCAGCAAGACAATGTTGTGAACATCAGCGCAGAGAGACTTGTCGATGCCCTGTTTAAACAGCTCAAGCAACTGTTTCCGGCAGCAGAGCAGACCAACCTTAAGACCGCACAGCAGGAGACCGACGCTAAGCGCCAGTGGATCGCCGCTTTCGCCGAAGGTGGTATCCGTACCCGCGAGCAGGTATCAGCAGGAATGCGCCATGCCCGTGCCTGTGAATCACCGTTCTGGCCGTCACCAGGTCAATTCATCAAGTGGTGCAAAGACAGCAAGATGGTGCTTGGCGTGAGCATCGAAGATGTGATGGGGGAGTTTCACCGCTACGCCAAGGAGAAAAGCCTACAGCCTGGCGGACCAGAACAATTCCCGTGGCGCCACCCTGTCATGTACTGGATTGTGTGCGATACCAGGCGCGCGATGTACCAGCGTCAGTTAAGTGAGATTGAAGTTGAGAAACATGCGCGTAAGCTTCTTGACGAATGGGCATCAAAGGTCGCGGCAGGTCATCAGATACCTGATCCGATTCTGAGCATCCAGTCGAAGCCAGAGCCTATAAGCACCCCTCCAGACCCCGGTGGCAATACCTACCATCCACCAGGTCGAAGCTTCGGATGCATGCCTAACGCGGCGACACTCGGAGGTATAACCCCGGCACAGTGGCTGATGGAGGAATACCGGCGAGGGAAGGCAGCAGGACTCATCAAGTAATACCGGCGCGGAAGCGCGTTTTTTTACGCCTTAATGTTTACCAAAAGGGTAATAAAATATGCGCAAGACTATTGATATTGATCCGTTTATGGTTATAAATTACCAATAAGGTAAAAATCATGCGAAAGACAGTACAGGCACTAGGCCGGCTTAAAGCGGGCCAGATGAACAAAACCGAAACGGCGTATGCGCAAGAGCTTGAACTGCGTAAGCGCTACGGGGAGATAGCCTGGTACCGGTTCGAAGGCATCAAGCTGCGTCTGGCTGACAACACGTTCTACACGCCTGACTTCGCCGTGATGCTGGCAAACGGCCAACTGGAAATGCACGAAGTGAAGGGGGGTTACTGGACCGACGATGCCAGGGTGAAAACCAAAGTCGCCGCCGACCAGTACCCATTCCGGATCATCGGAGTAACGAAGCTCCCGGCAAAAGCCGGCGGCGGGTGGAAGGTCGAAGAGTTCTAAAACAACGATCTTCATTGATATCAATTGAATCAATAAGTTAAACGGGTAAGCGGGGGTAAGTATGGATTTTGATTTCGTGAATTACAGTCGGCGGTCACTGCTGCTGTTCGTGATGGTGGCAAACATCATTGGTTGGGTGGCAATCGTCGCCGTCCTGTATGTGGCTTATCTGGCGATCGAGTGGGTGACAGCATGAACATCGAAACAGTAAACGAGCTCATTCGGTCGCTGGAGTCTGCGGGCGAGCTGTCGATCAGAGAGCAGAAGTTCCTGAAGCTGGCGAAATCGTACCAGCAGCTTGCTGCGGAGAATATGGCGCTGAAGGCAGCCGTTGCGGAAGAGATTGAAGTTATCAATGGTGGTGGCCAGCGGTACTGCGTGAAGGACGGCATGTCCATAAATCCGATATATGCGCGCGGATGGAATGACCACCGGTCTAATGTCACGGCAGTACAAACCCCCGCCACCGATCGCATCGTAGCCGGGATTAAGGCTGATGGGGTGGAGGAGTTTGCCGCGCATCTTGTGTCAATGGAATGTCATCTAGAGGCCGAGTGGGCGAAGTCTTTCGTTTTGGAGGTGTTAAATGTCAAAGGTCGCTGATTTTGTGAAACGCATGGAGAAGCAAGGTCGCCAGTTTGAAGTTAACGGTAACTTTGTTGTTATCTCGCCGACCAATGGACTTGCAATGTCCGACCTGATTGAGATGCAAAACCTAAATAAAAAAGGCGAACTTGCGGATTATATTGCCAAGCAGCTGCGCGAGGGGGCCAAATGAACAAGCGACGCTATACCAACGAAAAACCGCGCATTGAGAAAAAAATTAACACCGCCGCCATGAAGATTTTGATTGCTCTTATGCCACGCCAATACCGACGGGAAGTGTGGTCACGCGGCGAAGGGATGATTTATTCAAACTGCATGTGGTACCAGACGTGGGAAGTCGTCACCGTTGACTATTGGGGGGAGGCAGATAGCCAAGAGGCGTTTGACATTCTCCACAACCGGCTAATCGATGAAACCACTGATTGGGATGGCATTGGGTATGCGTATGACGCCGAAAACTCAACCGGGGAAGAGGTTGATAAAGAGAAGTTTTATTCCCCATGGAGGCTGGGTAACAAAGTTGGGCGAGCTGAAATTATTCGGCACTGCCGCCAGTTGGTGAAAAATGGCGTGAAATGGGAGCGTGCCGCATGACAACTGATATCACCAAACTGGCGCAGAGCCTGAAAGCGGCGGCAACTGACGTCAAGGAGACTGCCCATATAGCTCGATATGTGAAGGCGACCATTGCCAGGCAAACATTCAAAGAGTTAATGACGCCGGAAAACATTCTCGCATTGGTAGAGGCGCTGGAGAAGTCGCAAGCCACGGAGGCTCACTGCAATCGCGGATGGAGCGAAGCGCATGAGCAGGAGGCCAGGGCGGAAGCGGCAGAGAAGCGCATCGCCGAGCTGGACGCAGAGCTTGAGCGGGAGAGAGAAAAATCACGGCGCGTGATGTTTCGCATCGCCGAGCTGGAGTCCCGCACCGTGAAGCCTGCACCGGTAATTCCATCCGAGCTTCACCCGGATACGCAGAAGTTGGTGACCGACTTCTGCACTGCCCTAGCAGAGAAGCTGTACAAGGCCCAATTAAAATACGGCTACGACGCGGACTGGAAACAGGATGGGTGGCCAAGTCAATGCCAGACGCACTTTCACCAGCATATCGCCAAAGGTGATCCGCGCGACGTTGCCGCTTACTGCGCCTTCATGTGGTGGCACGGCTGGAGCACTAAGCCTGCTGAATGCCTGGAACCCCGCACCGTCACTGTGAAGTTGCCGGACTATAGGAATACTTACAAATCACCATTAGCTGATGAAGTTGAGCATCAAGTGCGATTGGCGCTTGAGTTACTCTCGTCTGCCGCTGGCATCAAGGTGGAGGCTGAGTGATGCGTAAATTCAAAGTGACCATTGAGACCGGGATTGTTGGCGGAAATTTCGAGGAAATATTCGAAGTTGAAGATGATGCAACCGATGAAGAGATTGCGGCAGAAGCTAAGGATATTTTCCTGAATCAATGCAATTACGGCTACCACGAAATTACCGGGGAGGATGAGTAGATGGCTATCACTGAAGGATTTTGCGCGGACCTCTACTGCGACTGTGATGGTTGTCAGTCAGGGAAAATCTATCCGCAGGGGCAGGCTGATTTTATTGGCCGGAATATGACCGATATTTCTCAGCAGGCGCGCAAAGCTGGCTGGCGCATCAGCAAAGACCGCCAGCGCTGCTATGCGCCGGGCCACAAAATTTCACGGGGAGCCAACCAATGACCAGCAAATTAACCAGAGCGCAGCTTCACGAACGCGCTCGTGAAAACGTCAAAGCGCTGAAAATGGCATCACGACAGAAAGCATTCGAAAGCGCACGCGAAGAAATATTGGCTGACCTGCAGCTTGCTGAACTGGCGCTGGCCGCGATGGACAGCGAGCCGGTGGCGTGGCGTTGGCGCAGTGGGCCAGATAAACGGTGGCATCTCGCCAGTAGAGGTGACCTGGCGGGAGAGGTTGAGCCGCTCTATCGCCACGCGCAGCCAGCGCCGGTAGTGCCGGAAGAAGCCACTCCGGACAGTATCGAAATTCTTGCCAGTGCCAGGCGTCGTGACCGCGCTGTATTCCAGTGGGATGAAGACCAGCGAAATGCGGCCGCTGATTCCTGGAACGCCTGCCGCGCCGCCATGCTCGCAGCCGCCCCTCAGTCACCCGGCAGTGAACCCGCTACCGTGCCGGGTAAATGGATTCCGGTAAGCGAGCAGATGCCGATAGATTTTGAGGCAGTTATCGCTTTCGATGGAGATCAGGTTTATGGCGAGGCTATGTATAGTTCTGATGATGGATTTACCATTGATGGCTATGAGCCATGCGACAGATTGAAGTTGCAAAACGTAACCCACTGGATGCCGCTGCCAGCCGCCCCTCAGGAGGTGAAAGGTGAATAAGGTCGAACTGCTTGAGAAGATATCGGCACTCGCTACTGAATGCCACACGCTGGCCTGTGAGCTTGATATTGGTGATGAGCGGACCGAAATGTTCGAAATTTACAGCGTGCTGCACAACCTCTGTCGCCGCGGCTACGCCAGCCAGGTAGGGCGGCGGATGAATCCTCTGCTCGCATCCTGCGATGATGAAGAGGATGAGGAAGGTGACGATTGGGATGAGGATGACGACTGATGCCTAAATCCCCAGCAGAACGCAAAGCCGCGCAGCGCGCGCGGCAGTCCGCCGCCGGTGAGCGCAAAATTGAACTGGTGCTCGACGAGCAGGAAGTAGAGATGCTGGCGCGGAACTGCGCCGCCCGGCGCCCTGGTCGCGATCCATACGAAATGGCCGAGTACATCGCGCTGCTGATCCGCCAGGATGATGCCCGGGTGCGCGGCCGGATTAACGCCATCAGCAAACGGCGCTGCGGCAAGTGCGGAGATCAACTGCCAGTGGCATCATGCCCGCACTCAGGGGAAGCCGCATGCTGGGTTATGTACGGCTGGCACGAAACAAAACTACCGCTGTGACATGTCACGACAGATTGACTAAATCCTCGCATGATTATGTCGCGGTAGGGATACCCGTTACCGGATACCCCCCGCACAGATCCCGGCGTGCGCGATTTACGCACCGGGCTCCTGCCTCGGGTGTCTGGCGGTGAACCGCTCCACAGGCCATGGATGAAGAACCCGAACCCTTGGTAGCCATGCGGCTGCCAGTTTGTTTGCTTTCGTCCAGGTCGTATCATCCTTCTGGCTCCTGCGCCTGAGCGCCCGGCGCCAGAGGTTTGTTACGTGTGT